CTGCTAATGTAATTTTTGTAAGCAGTAAAAGTGTCAATGCTTGTGTCATGTTTATACTCATCGGGCATTGCACGAGTAAATGATTCTACCATACAATAGCATGTAATTACTTCTCCTGCAAATTTGTGAAATGTTTTCTTTGCTTCAAACAATGCATTAGCACATCCATGAATCTTATCATAACGATGAGTATACTCATCAGATAAAGCACATCCATGTTGAATTAACCAAGCAGTATTGTAAATACTATCTGCTGCCCATTGAGTACATGGGTGATTGCGGAATGCACCTTTCTGGGTCTTGAAAGGTGCTCCATCTTTCTTCTTAACTAAGTCATCACCCCAGTCATAATACCAGTGTGAGAAGACAATGGAGAGCATTTGACAGGTCTCCAATGGCATCTTGACCACATGCTTATCAGGTAATGCTTTTGCCGATACATGTGGATCAGGATGGGTAACAAAAATATTCATACTAATATTATACCACCAATTCTATAAATTCGCCAAGTATTTTTTTATTCATTTTTTTAGTCTTAAGACTCTTTACAAAAGCTCTTTTGATTTGTGCTTTTGTCGCATCTTGTTGAACCTCAAACTCATCATCGTTAGCAAGTGCAGCTGCTGACAATCCAAAGTAAGAATGATAACCAGAATTCTTAATTGTAAATGATCTATCTTTTTTCCATCTTCTCATTATTATGTCATATGTATTATCTTCATATCCAGCATACTGTCTGACAAATTGACCAGCATCTCTATTAGCAAGAACTCTTATTCCAATAAAATTCATAGTAAGAAAAGTTTGTCGTAAATCTTGTAAAAGTAAATCAGTTGTATCTGCCCAACTACCTAATCCTTCACATGAATAAGTATGACCTGTTTTACGATTACGCAATATGCATCTATCATTAATATACTTACTTCCCATAAATGGTTCATGCTCCCAATCACGTTGAAACTCTTTACTATACTGTAATGGTGCAGATTCACCATCAGTAAGAATCACACACTGAACTTTCTCCACATTATTCTCACTCTTAAATTGTGGAAGAATTTGATGAAGAGAAATAAGTGCTTCATTTAATGGAGTGCCAGAAAGATTCATTCCAATAGGAATATGATATTGAGTATGAATTCCATAACCAAATGCACAAGCTACTCTAAAAATACTCTTCATTTGCACTTCTAATTCTTTAGTCCTAGTTTTGCTAGTGAATAAATTCATCATAGAAAAACATTCTGGAACAAGAGCTAATCCTTCTTTTTTCTCATAAGCAAGTCTATGAAATGTATCTCCAACTGGAGGATGCTCATTAGTAAATGCATAGACCTCAAATGGAATATTAACTTTCTTACAGAACCACAATAGATTATAAAGTTGCTTAAGAGTATCAAGCATCACATCATTCATTGAACCAGACCAATCAAGAACGAATACTAATCCGTGATTCTTACCTTCAGCAAGAGTAGTTACTTTCTTAAATAGATCCTCATTATACTTGTAGGTATGTAACTTAGAAGTATCTAAAACACCTGTTCTTGCGGTGGTGGCCCGTGCATATGAACTTGCTGCTTTCTTACATTCAAACTCTTTAACTAGATAATTAACTTCTTTCTGAGCACTTCTTTTAAACTCCACAAACTTACTATCAACTTCTTCATAAATGTTACGATACTTAAAATTTCTATCTTCCAACATTTTTTTATGGTCATTCTCTTGCCCAATCCATTCTGCAGCAAGATTATTATGTATTACCTCATTATCAATAATTATTTTGTTTAAATTTAACTTAGGCAACTCAAAGTAAATATTCTCAAGATTATTTTGAGTATTAGTAAGATCTTTAAGAGCTTCCTCTAATGAATTAACAGTCTCTACTTCTGGTTCATCTAAAGAAGAGCCAGCACCATCCATCCCAATATTATCAGCATCGCCACCACTCCCACCTTCCATAGAAGCATCACCAGTAGACTCAGGAACGGTAAAATCACTATCGTCACCAGTATCATCAGGGTTATTCCCACCCCCTTCAAGATCCATTCCAGAATTGAGTTCAGTTTCTTCTTCTTGCTTGTTCTCAATCTCTTCCTTGCAGAGATTATATAACGCCTCTGCTGCGGATAAGGTTTCATCAAACGTTTCTGCATTTCTAATTAAATCGACAATTGGAATTTCAGTAGTTGAAAAAGATATATCATTCCACGCACCAACCTTAAAATATAAATTAACCCTATCAGCAAGATTGAAATCAGAAAGATCTTTACCATCTATATCAAAAAAATCTTGATCATTGAGTTCATTATAACCGTTATAGAAACATTTGGCAAGTCCTGCATATCTTCTCTTCATCAACTTCTCAATTCTTACATCCTCTACAATGTTTACAAATGATGGAGGAATCTGCATTTCCTTATACCACTCTCTATCAGGTGTATAAAGAGCATGTCCTACCTCATGTGCCACCAATGCATCATATACATTATTGCTTGCTCTATCCCACTTAGGAAGAGTTAGAACACGACTACGCACATTAAATGCTGCTGTCTCAACTACTTTATGCTCTACTATAAGGTCTTCTGTTGCAAGAAGTTTAGCAAGTTGTGATTTGATTTCGTGCTTGACTTTCATGTGTGCCTTTGATTATGAATCCATTATACGACGAAACCCGCCTCTTGGACGGGTTCAGTAGACGGTTTATCAACTGTCTGCGTTTGGCTCTTGCAGACCGCAATGCCTGTGGTTTAAGTTTTCGTTTCGGTTCCTTACCCGAATTGTGTTTCCAATTTGGAGTGTTCATTTGTCTTTAAGTGACGATCCAGTCTACCACAGATCTAACCTCTTGATTATATTCCCAAACTTTTCTTAACATTTCAGGATTAACACCGTGAGATTCCATCTGATGGATAAGAGAATTTAAATCTTTAGGAAAACAAGTTCCACCAAATCCCCTATCATTATCTATACCAGGAACTTTTGTATGTGATGTACCAATCCTACTATCTGATGTCACACCTTTACAAACCGAATCATAATTTATTTTAAGTACCTCACACATATCATAAATTTTATTAAAATATGCTACTTTATAGGCAAGAAATACATTAGAAAAATATTTAATTGTTTCACTTTCATCAGAACTAACAATTATACTAGGAATTTTAGGGAAATATTTTTTATAAAATTTAGAAAAATCAACAGCTAATTCTGGATCCCCACCAATTATATTTCTTTCTGCATTAGCAAAATCATTTACAGCATTTCTTGCAGTAAGAAACTCTGGATTGTGAATTACATTATGCCTTTCTGTATATGATTTTGTAGTTCCTATAGGAACAGTTGATTTAATAACAAAAGTACCTGTTAAATTATCTGGAAGATTTTCAAAGAAATTATCTATAATTGATAAATCACATTCACCCATACTCTTCATAGGAGTAGGAAGACATATGAATATAAATTCTTGATTTATAACTTCTTCTAAAGTATTAATAGATCTATTTTTATCTGTATCAAATACTTTACATCTTACTTTATCTCTTAAATTTTGATATACAGCATTACCAACGAAACCATTTCCAACTATACCTATCATAATACCATCCTACTAAATCCCTTTATCTTGTCAAATTTTACCACATTGTCAAATTTATCATGTAGATCGGATTTATGGGATATAACAAAAATGTTAGCATCCTTAATAACAAATTTAATAATCTTAAGAAATTCTTCTGTTCCAAATCCATCAAGAGAACTATCAAACACCTCATCCATGATAAGAAGATTTGTATTTACAGAGTTCTTAACTCTGGCAACTTCTCTCCATGTGAAGAGTAATGCTAAATCAATTCTCATTTTCTCACCTTCACTAAATGAAGCATATGAAAAATCTTCGTGAATCGGTGATTTTACCGTTTCATTAAACTCTTCATCCAATGTGAAATTGATATAAAAATCCATCAACTGAAGGTAACGATTTACCTGTTGATTTATAAAAGGTAGATACTTCTTAATTATCTTTGTTTTTACTCCATCATCCCTTAACAGTGAATAAGCAAAATCGTAATGATTAATTTCTTCTTTTCTTGTTAATAGATCTTCAATTGTTGTTTGGAGATTTTCTTTAAACTCAGCTAACTTCTCATGCTCAGTATTTCTGTTTTTAATTCGTTCGGTAATTGTTTGAACTTCATCTTCAAGATCTCGGACTTGTCTTTGGTTGAGACTGATTCGAGTATTGTTTTGAGAAATGCCATGGTTGAGTTGAGTAATCTCCTTTGATAGTTTAATAAAGTGACGTTCTCTCTCTGATTCTAATTTTATAGTCTCTTCCAGATCTTGATAATCCTTCTTGAGCTCCTTTGCTGTATCTTGAACGTCGGTAATTCTATTTACACGAAATTCTTCTTCTATGTTTTGACTACATGTAGGACATACCGTATTGTCTGTGAAAAACTTGTGCTCTTTAGTAATCGTAGATACTTTTTGAGTAATTTTACCTTTAAGATTGTTTAGTTTCTTTAACTTTTCAGAGGCACCAGTAACTTTTTCTTGTTCCTTTATGAGTTTAGCAATATCCAATTCTATGCTACTGTTTTTTTGCATATGCGTATCAGACTCAAGTGACAAGGTGACAATTTTACCTTTGCTGGATTTAATATTAGATTTTCCTTGATCCTCCAATTCCTTAATAAAATTTTCTTGCATACACATTTTATCTTTAAGATTATCTTTTTTTAAGTCAAGTGTTTTTATTTTATCTCTTTGCGTTCTCATATTTTCTCTAATTAAATTATTCATAGCCGAAAAAATACGAATATCTAAAAGATCTTCAATAACCTCTCTGCGATTACTACCTGTTAGTTGCATAAAAGGTACAAAGGTGCTACTACCCAACATTACAATTTGAGTAAAAGATTTATAATTTACTTTTAATATAGTTTCTTCTAATATTTTTTGATTAGTACGATCATCAGATTGTTTGTGAAGTGGATTTCCATTCACCTCAATATCAAATATATTGGGTTTTATACCTCTTCTAATCAAATACTCTCTATGATTAATATCAAATTCTATCTCAACAACACAATCCTTTTCATTAACAGTATTGATCAATTGACTTTTATTAATCTTACGAAAGGGTTTATTAAATAATGCAAAGGTTAATGCATCAAGCATTGTAGACTTTCCAGCACCATTAGTACCAATAATCAAATTAGTATTATATTCTTGAAAATTAATTTCAGTCCAATGTTGTCCAGTACTTAAAAAATTTCTATATCTAATTTTCTTAAATGTTATCATTTTTGGGGGGAATTACGAAATCATCAGGGGTGATTATACTATACTTGTAATTGTGCATTCTACAAGTTTTTATTGCAAGTTCTGCTTCAACTTCAATTACATCCATTTCTCTTTGATATTCATCCATATCAGGATCTTCCAACATCATAGCATACCTTAAGGCATCATCTTCTTGCTCAAAAAGAAATAAAACTTTATTGCCATGTTTATCAGGAACGGCATAAGCACCTTCATCTTTTTTATCTTTAAGAGTTAAAAGCCACATTATTCTACTTCGCAAGCTTGCCTGTAAAGATCCTGAAAAATACTTTTGATAATATTTTTATCATATTCAAATTCAGATTCATCAATATATCGATTCAAAATAGAGAGAGTATTTTCATCTTCATCTATTTCAAAATCTTCACTTTCTTGAATATCAAAATTCTCAATTATTTTTAAATCTTGTACACCTGATGCATAAAGTTTATCAATAAATTTTTCAAACTCTTTTGGTTTTGATTTCTGACGAACAATTACCTTTACAATTTTATTCTTATACACAGAGGTATTGAATAACTTATAATTGGTATCATCATAATAAACGTTATAAAATAATTTATATGGATTGTTAATTGGAGTATGTTCTAAAGTCTCAGTATCAAAGATATGAAATCCTCTAGGATCATTTACATCATTCCAGAACATCTCATATGGATTACCCAAATAATATATTTTACCATCACTAGAACGAGTATGGAAATGTCCTGAATAAACTTTCTCAAATTTATTGAAAGTCTTTACATCCATTCCATTTTCCATTAGATGCCCACGAGTTGCCTTGAATCCATTTATCTCAAGGTGTCCCATAGCAACCTTTGCTTTGGTTTTATCTATTAACTGTTTTGTCTCATCAAAGTTCTCAGAATTAATCCAAGGAAGCATTAATATCTTTGCCTTACCAACCTTAATTTCAGTTGCTTTATTGTATAATTTTATATTAGGATAGTTTTGTAATAACAACTCTGGTGAGTTTACATGATTAGTATCTTTGTAATAACAATCATGGTTACCAATAATTGCATAGACTTTATATTTTTTAAGAGGTTCAAATACAACTCTCTTCGCCCACTCTAGACTTTTTAAATCTATTGCCTTACGACTATCAAATATATCACCCATATGAATGACAGTATCTATCTTATGCTCTTCTAAAGACGGAAAGAAGACATCACGATAGAATAGTTCAAAATAATCATGAAGATGCTTAGAACCCTTTCTAGCACCATAGTGAGTGTCTGTTATTATTGCAACTCTCATCTATTTTGTTTATAGACAATGTTATCCTTAATAGTATTGTAATCGGAACTAGAACCAGAAAGAGCAGTATCATCTACCACCATAACTTCATCAAATCCTGTTCTCTCAATTATCTTTGTTTTAATATCCAACTGTTTCTTTTCCTTCTGTATTCTTCTAAGGAAAGCATAATGAATAATCTGAGTAAAGTATGCAAATGGATTCCTAGACTTCTCTGGATCGAAGTTATGAATATACTGAACACAGTTCTCTATACCATCAGAGATCATATCATCTCTAAACATATAATTCACAAAGTTTGGTTTGTATGAAAGGTGTGTTGCAATCTTTAAAAAACATTCACCAAGATAGTTTGTTATACGTGGTTTTGGCAAATCATTTTCTTTCGCATTTGCTACTCCTTCTCTATAAACAATTAATGCTTCTAGCAATTGTTTATTATTAACGTAGTGTTCTGATTTTTTCTTTGGCATAGCATTGTTGTTCCCGTCTTAACATATATTATATTATAGCATACTTTCGGGGCTTGACAAGGTTGTCAAATATCAGTACAATAACCTTTGTGGAGGTTCGGAAGAGATATATTTAAGATTCTTAAGGTTCTTGATTTATTTTAAATAATACTTCAAATTTTTTACGAGCATCTTCTACATTAGAAATATATCCCATTTGATCTGTAATTTTTACCTTACCACTTGATTTATAAATTTCACCTACATCATCTTCATCTGAAATATAATTATCATAAATTGCAATCAATTTTTCATCTTTACATTCAGTAAGAGTTAATATTTTATCATAACTTATAATATACATATCTTCCTCAGATAACTCTATCCATTTTTTAACTTTAATAAAACTACCTTTAGATGAATCCATTACTTTCATTACTAATGGATTTTGAAGAATAATTACAGGAGCTCCATCATTTTCATCAACAGATATTAAAGAAAATACTTCTTCTCCTGACATTAATTTTAATATACTATAAAATTCTTCTTCCATTATCCTTTAAGTGGTATGTTTACTATATCATAATTGAAATTTTCTTCATTGTAGACTTTGATTCTTTCTATTAAATGGTTTAAAGTATAATTTCGTCTAGACTTATAACTGATATCATCAGCAATATCATATAAAGTAGCACTAGTTTTTTTGTTTCCTTTTCTAAGTACCCTCCCGATTGATTGAAGATTTCTTATTCTTGACTTTGATGGAGAAGCAAAAATTACATTGTGTAGATTCTTGATGTTAATCCCGGTAGAAAAGGTTCCGTAAGAGGCAACGATAATCGCATTATTCTCCTGCTCAGTGATTTCTCGAACCTTCTCTCTGTCTTCGGTGTCCACTCCACCATGAATAAAAAAGACATTACGATTTTCAATAATATTACTATTATTTATCATTTCATATAATGGTTGTCCATGCCCTTCTACTCGTGCATAAAGTATCAAAGTATTACCTTTTAAATCTAAGGCAAGATTTTTAATAAATTTATTTCTACGATCATGTCCGATAATATATTTAATTTCATCTTCAAATGTTTCAAATTTATTCGGTGGGTGTTTCAATAGAAGCACATTGATATCCAGTTTAGCAAGATGCCCTTTCTTCATTAACTCCTCAGTTTTTATGATCTTATAGGAAGGTCCAAACAATCCCTCAAGAACCCATTTATGTGTTTGAGTTCCATCAAGAGTTCCTGTGAATCCATAGCGATACTTAGCATCTGAGAGTTTTGTCATTATAGATATTAGTGACTTCGACTTAAACTGGTGAGCCTCATCCCCCACCACAACAGAGAATCTCTCAAAATATTTTCGGGGAAGTTTGTAGATTGATTGCCAGGTAGTAATAATGACTTGAGAGTCCGTCTCTCTTTCTTTTCCTGCGTATATCTTGTGACAATATGAACCAACGTCCCATCCATAATCCGCAAAGTCTTTATACATTTGCTCTACTAGGGAAGTCGTCGGAACAACTATCAGAGTATTTTTCCCTGTCTCAACAAAATATCTCACAATCGAATATATCATCAATGACTTACCTGATGCAGTTGGGGATATCAACAACTTTCTATTATGCCTTAGAGCGTCGTATACTCCCTCTATTTGATAATCTCTAGGTTTATACTTAGAGATTGCTGTCATATAATCTTTAACACCTTCTTTTGATATATTATCATTAACTTCAAAAGGAAGTCCATAATATTTACTTTCTATAAATTCGTAAGTGTATCCGTGATCTTTACAAAACTGAACTACTCTATCTAATAATCCAACATATATTTCTTTTGTATTAATATTAAACAGTCTTATTTTACCATCCCAGAACTTCTTTTTATAGGCTGGTGAAAACTTTGCACCTGGTACTTCAAATGTAAACTGATCTGCTAATTCATAATAAATATGCACTTCAGATTCTACATGAAGATACACCTCACTCTTCTTTGATATAACCAAATGTGACATAACATAATGTTCATTTGGAAATATTTATGTAGTTATGTCAAGCCTCCTCTTCTCCATATTTTTTTTCATATAAAGTACCATCTAACCATTCATTTTTTGTTTTATTAAAATGGCATTCAGGACAAAGTAACTGACATTTATCAACTTCTTCATACAAAACTTCAATAGGTGCTGTCATTTTAGAAGCAAGTGTAAATGATTTTTTAAAAGGATCGATATGATCAAATTGAAGTGATTGAGTTGAACCACATTCAATACACTTTCCACCAAGTCTTTCAATTAAATGAAGACGACGATTTTTTCTATACTCTCTTTGATCCTGAATTAACTTATCTTTATGTTTTTCATATTGTATTTTTCTCAATTTGCCCATGTGTTCTGGATTATCATAGTAATATTTTTTCTGTCTTACTTTTATTTTTTCTTTATTATTTTCAAAATATTTTTTTTGTTTGATTTTTAATTCTTCTTTATTAATTTCTATATATTCTTTATTTTTTGCTGATCTTTTTTTTCTTTGTTCATCTGTCATATTAGCCGTAAACTGCCTTGCCCTCTCTCTATAGAGTTCAGGATTTTCCAAATATAGTTTTTTTCTTCTTTCTCTATGTTTCCACCCATGTTTTTCTCTAGATTTTGCAGAAGTTTGTAGTTGCCTTTCTCTATAACCTGTTTCATTTTTCCAACGATCTCTATGCCTTGCATTTAACTTATCTTTTACTTTAGGATAACGTTTCTTGCGAGTATTATTTTTACAACATTTACATTGACCTCTATATCTATCACGATCTTTTTCGTAATTGTATTCTGTAAGTGGTTTTGATATACCACACGTATTACAAACTTTTGGATCTATATTATCACTCCTTGGTTTCTTTGTGGATATACATGCCTTACATTTAGCACGTCTTCCAAGATAACCACCTTTAGATAAATGAAAATCTGTTAGAGGTTTTTCAACTCCACATTTTTTACACACTTTTTTCATAATTACATACCTGCTTGAAACTTATTCCATTCTATTGCATTTTTTATTTGGAAGGTTCTATTAGATACATTCTTAATAATCTCCTCAAGAAATTTTAAAGTAGCATCATAATATCTTATCTTCAAATCTATCTTAGTTAATCTCTCATCAGCATCTAAATGCCTCTGTATTGCATCTTTCTCTCTAACCTTATACGGAAATGGTTCTTCAGCATAAACTTCTGGTTCTGCCTTTCCAGTATAAAAATTATATCTTTCCAATCTTATCTTACTATATTGCTCTCTAGCTTTCTCTCGCAACAAAGTAATAGTATTATAAAGAGTATAATACTTTGAGTGTAATTGAGGAATTTTTAATGATTCATCATGTAAATTATCAGGGTCAATGACAGCATCACGCTCCCACATCTCCTGAATTTGGTCAAGATTCATAGTCTAGTTCTACCGTTCGTTCCTACTATAGTGTATAAAGTATATTTGAAAGTTACCTCTGCTGTGAAGTAATTGATATCTGTATCTGTAGCTTCAAATTCTAATGAAGATAGTGATGTTGGAAACATATCATTAAATTTTACAATAGCAACATCTCTATAATTACTATTTAAAATGTGTAGAGCACCATCACTGAATGCTTCTGCAGGATCTCTTTGCTTATCAGCATCTGTAGTCAAATCCTTATATTCCTTTGCAGTTTCTGGGTAACCTAATCCAGTTAACCAATTATGAACAGACATATAATTATTAAGTTCTTCATCAACTAAAAACCTTAATGAAAAATCACCATATTGTAATTTATCACCAGGGACATCAATATCTTTTAAATATGTTGGTTGCACTGCAGTACCCAAAACAATTTCAGGTATTCTGGCAGAATTACAAAAGAAATCTACTTTAGGTGTTTTTGATATAGTAAATTTAAATCCTATTGGAGATAAGAAATTTCTATTTTGTATTTGATTAGCAAATGCATTTCTAGTCATTCTTAACCTCCGTTACCTCCACCGCCGTTCCCGCCACCATTTCCACCGTTGCCGTTACCACCATTACCATTCCCAGAGCCACCATTACCGTTCCCATTCCCATTAGAACCGTTCTTGTTACCATTTCCATTTTTACCATCCTCATCAGGTTCCATATATCCACCTCTACCCACATGGAATCCACGAGGTGGTATTACACATCTTTTACCATCATAATACTTACCAGGAGGACATCTTTTTTCAGCTGCCTCTTCAATAAATCTGTCAAAATCTTTCATTAGTCTATAATAAGATTAAACCATTGCTCACTCATTCCCATAATGATTTTATCTGCAGATTTTTTATCTTCTGCATATCCTTCATCTATGAGATGCTCTACTATTTTAGCATGTCTGTCAACTGCCTCTTGATGTTCTTTAGGGGTGGGTTTCATGGTGATAATACTTTTATTGTTATTTATTCACTTACAACAGTTGCATTAGCCCACCATTTGGGTTGATATGTAATTCCTTGTGGTGTGGTATATGTTGTTGCTTTCTGGGCATTTGCATCTGCTTGATTAGAATAAATCTTTCTCTTTGAATAATCATTAGACCAAGAATCATCTCCAATGTAATATTCAGTACCATCTGTCGGTACTGCAGAACCCAGAATACTTCCTTTTTTAATATGATATGGCATAATAGAACACAGGTCTCCAAAAATATTTAGATAAAAAAAGAGGACTCCGTAGAGTCCTCTTGATGAATAAAGGAAATATATCCTTTCTTTTTACATGAGGTTAAGAACCTTAACACGTCTGTAGTACTTGTTAGAGTTTCTCTTGATTCTACCAAGTCCTTCAGTTGCACCTTCAGCAAATGGGTTAGCGACAATGCCGTAACGAGTCTTAAACCCGATTTTTGGTTGGAAAGTATTCTCTCCCACTGCACGAACCATCTGTAGAGGAACGTAAGGGCAATAGAATAATCCAGCGTCATAAGGTGAAGTACCTTTATAACCAGCAACGTAGTACTGATCAGTAGCAACGTTAGCAGCATAAGGATCGATGTACACTTTGTACTTACCTTGTAGAGTACCAGCAAATGTATTACCAGTATCATCAACATTAAGGTTAGCATTAAGTGCAGGTGTGTAATCAAGCACACCAGCCATTGTTAGAGCACTAGCAACGTCTGCAGAGCAGAGGATAGTGTTACCCTTTCCACGACGAGTTTGTTGAGCGATAGCGTTAGCATCTCTTTCCATCTGGAAAATAAGTCCTTTGAACTTCTCAACTGACCATCTACCATTGGAGTCGATGTCTAAATCGAATGTTCCAGTAGTAGCAGTGTTTGTTTGAGCACCAGGAACAGCAACGTTATAGATTGTACGAATGACTTCCCTGTTAATTTCAGCAAGGATTTCAGTCGAAAGAATGTTGGCAAGTTCTGCCTCTGCATTCAATCCATGAATTGCTTTCAAGTCCTGAGCAAGCTCAAGTGAGTATTCTGCCTTTAGAGCACGTGACTTTGCAGTAACGGTGACTTTCTCGATTGAGAATGCCATTTCGTTGAACGCATTATCAGTACCGAGTGCTTCTGCATTCCCAGTAGTCATACCCTGACCAACGTTGTAGTCGGAATGATCTGTAGGAGTTGCACCACCGTCTAGTGCTGATGGGTTATGACCCTGTTGTAATGTAGTACCAATACCAACAGAAGACTGCTGTGAACCAGCAACATATCTACCAGCGTCAACTTCGGCACTAGTGAATCCAACACCAACACCAGAGAATGCTGAGTTTGCTTCGTTGTAGAATGCTTCTGTATCCGTTTGATTGGTATAGCGAGAACGCATTGCAAAGATGAGTCCAGTAGGACCACTCATTGGTTGAACACCAGCTAGGTCATATGCGACCAAGTTTGGCATTGAACGACGAATCAGGCTGATAAGCACTGGATCGAAGTTATCGATTGCAGAACCTGTTGAGTTAGTAGGTGCTGCCTCAGAAAGAAATTCTTTTTCCTCTCTTAAAGTTTTTTCTTGATTCTCCAGAAGAACTGCGGTAACCATACGACGATGATTATCCTTGATACTATCCATGCCCTCATGGTCTAGGATAGGTGCCCACTTCTCCTGCAGATGATCAGAATTGATCGATTGCATTTGTTTTACCTTTTTAAAAATTTAGTTTGATCTATAATATAAAAATCATTTTTTAGAGACTCTTCCCAATGTCTGTAAGTAGGTTTCCATAAGACTTGAATTTGTCTTAGGTGCCTTTTCCATACCTTCAGAGATGGTTTCAGTGTGAGACCTCTTAACACCAGACTCTTTGAAATATGATTCCTTAAGAGTTACTAGTTTTTCACGGTACTTTTCTTCACTATCAAACTCAACATTTTCGGCAAGAGAAGCAAGTTTTTCCTTTTGAGAAAGTGCTAGTCCTTCAGATACATCTGCTAAAATAACATCAGCAGTTGATTCTGATAACCTTTTTGTTAGAGCAACATTTTTGTTTATTTGCTCGTTGAGTTTATCTTCCATTTCATCTAATTTCTCAACCATATTGGTGAGAACATCATATTTTTCTTCAGGGATTGTTACATAATGATCTTCAAAAAGACCCTTCATTCCATTTAAGAATGATTCGGTCATTTCTGCCTTAAGTCCTTGTTCTACTGCAAGTTGGTTTTCTAACAACCACTCATCAGCAACATATTCGAGATAAGCATCTGCTCTATCAGTAATTTCTTCCTTGATAGAAGAAACCTGTTCGACTAATGATTGCTCATACTCGTTCTTAAGTTCTTCTTTGATTTCTGAAACCTTAGACTTAATTGCGGTTTCAAAAATTGTCCTTGCCTTATTTTGGAACTCTTCAGAAAGTTCTTCGCCTTCGATAAGAGCATTAATGTCTTCATCAACATTAACTTCTACTGCATCTTCGACAACAACTTCTTCTTCAGTTGACTCCTCTTCAGCAACTACTTCCCCTTCGGTAGTAGGTTCTTCGGCAACAACTTCCTCTTCGGTAGTAGGTTCTTCAGATACTACCTGATCTTCAGGTTTCTCTTCTTCCTCCTTAACACCTTTAGGTGCAGGGTCTGGTTTACCAGCTTTGCTGTTAACTACATCTCTAACTTGCTTGAGAGTTTTTCCAGGAGTATTTAACTTTGCTGAATCGTTATCAGGCTTATAGTTTTCTGGAGTAGGTCCACCTAGATCTTCAATAGCACCTTGGCCAGGAGTAGCACTACCAGGAGTGATCTCTACAGGGCCCTTGTGCATTGGATCACCAGGCGAAGCATTTTTAGTTACTACGTTTTCCATTTCTTGTAAATTGTTGCCAACGGACATTTGTTAGATATTTTTAAATTAATCTGTATTTATTTATAGAACTTAAAGATTTGATAAAAAATCATTAAAGAGATTTATCTTATGTTCTTCTAGTGCTTTTTGACCAACTAGAGTATTAATTCTCTTTTTAGTCTCATCAACAAAGTGTTCACGAAGAATTCCTCCTTCCCAAATCCACTCCTTTCCTTCCATGATTCCATTAACAAAAGCATCAGGTGCAGAAGGATCAGCGACTATATCAGCAGCAGTTGCTAACTGAAAATCTTCACCAACTATTTTGCATCCATCCCTGTCTTCTTTTAATGATCCTATACCACGTGAAGAAACTCCAAGGGTTACACCTTCGGCAATAAGAGATTTTGCAATCTTACCCATAGGTGTCTCAAGTAGTTGTGCCTTACCAATAAAATTATTTCCTTCCCGATGAAGGTCAACAATCTTGTGTGATACACGGTCAAGGTTTACGGTTGGACCATCGGGATGCCCCAACTCACCAACAGCACGGCCTTTCTTTACAAAAGACTCATTATATCTGTCAACTTCTTTTGCAAGAGTGTTTACTGGATACATTCTCCCATTACGATTTTTGAGATCTCCTTGCAGGAAAACTCCCTCAATATACATTTTCTTTTTAGCACCTTTTCCTTCGGTGATAAATTTAACGCTTGAAATTTCTTCGGTAATGAGTTTCATTTTCTTAATTAGTAAATCCTACTTTTGCTGCTTTAATTGCATTAGTACTCGTCCAAATTACATCAGTTGCTTTCTTTTGCAAATATTCTACATTAAGTGTAGGCATTGAAAAATAACTTGTTGTTGCAGTACCAACAGAATGAACACCAACAACAACTGTAGCAGTATGACTATTAAATAATCTTACGCAAGTTGCTCCACTAATTGTAGTTGCAGCTCCAGATGTAGTACCTGTGGTTTCTTCTGTTGCAAATATTTTAATAAGTTGAGACATTACTATTCTTCCTCTGCTGTGTCTTCTTGTTCAGGTGTACTAGTATCAAACATTGAAGTTGCCACAGATGCTTTTTCAGCATCTATTTTTTCTGCTGCTTTCGCAAACAAAACATCTTTCAATTTATCACTAATATCAGCTGCTGATGAATCAGTCGCTATCAAATTGACAATATCTTCCATGAAAATTAATATAATCCTATTCTTTATTTATATCTCTGCCTTTTTAGTGTCTTTTCCTAACTGTGCATTGGTAATTCCATCATCAATTTCTGGATCCATTGGGAGTTCTCCCATCATACCTTCATCAGGTAATGGTTCTCCAGTTATTGGATCAACTGCTGCTGGATCTGGTATAATACCTTCTTCAATTTCCTTTTCAATTTGCTCATCCATTTCAATCATTTCAGTATCTGTTTGACGAAGAACATTCTTACGAACCCATTGATTGGAATAATATTTACCAATAAATGGTTCAATAGTAGCAAGTGTACCTAAACGCTCATTAATAAGTTCAGATTCTTTTAATTCTGCAAATTGATTATCATATAAGAAATCGTATTGAATATGCTCACTAATTGTTTTCCAGTCTTCTGGTGTAACAATATTTTTAAGAATCAATTGAGTCTTAAGCATGTCTGTAAACATATGAGCAAATCTCTTTCTCAAACGTCCAACAAACTTAGCAAACTTAAGTTCATCTCTTAATATCTCAGATGAACGACCTAAATTAAATCCACCATCAGATGCAATTCTTGATTCGGGAACCTGTAATGCACGATAAAGTTTTTTCTGGAAATACTCAATGTCAGCAAGTTCACCAAGGTTTTGTCCACCAGGTAAAGTTGTGATTTCAGTTCCTCTACCACCTTCTCTTCTTGGTAGCCAGAAATCTTCCATCATAGACATGAACTTTCTGTCATCTCTAACTTCACCAGTGTTAGCATCATATACTAACTTATTCCTATAACGACTCATTACCTCTCTGAGGTATTGTTCTGCTTTAACTTTTGGTAGATTACCAACATCAATGTAGAATATTC